AGTATCATATAAAAAAACAGCGTCCTTCACTCGGAGGAGATCCAGACGCTTAAGATTTTCACCGCCTCCGAACGGTATTGCAATGTAGTAAATTATTCTAACGAAACAAATTTATTTTGGCTGGCACTGATACTGCATATCATTCCCCTGTGCATCCTTTGGCGCAAAATCTCTTATATCACCGCAGTAGTTAGTGGTTTGGTTTCCTACTTGGCAAGTGTAGCACTGTTTTACCTTACTGCACGATGCAGCAGAAACGATCAGTACTATGGCAATAAGTTTTTTCATGTTACTGTTATTCCGGTTATTTGAAGAGGTCCGCCGTCCTTACCCGTTAATTCAGTTTCGGTCTTATCCTTCCATCCCATGTTTTTAAGGGCGAAGATAGATCCAGTTGGATTGTTTTCAAACAGCCTTTTCTCATACCCGTTCTCAACCCTAGTACGCAATTCTTTTATTATGCAAGAATATTCTTCCCTTTCTTGGTAGTCATAAAGGCTTTGCCTGTCAACAAAACCAAGCCATAAAGCTACCCCGGTGATTGTAAAAGGGTGGTTGCTCTCATCACTGAAATAATCATTTACAGCCTGTTCAAGCTGCTCAGGTGAACTAAATTTAGGAGGTCGTCCAGGTTTTACCATACCCCAAAGTTAACTGATTTTTTGATACGGCAAAATAGTTGTGTGCCAAGTTTAGCCAGGTACGATAAATTGTACGTACAAAAAACTGTACATTTAATAACATATTACATATGCTAATAATTACTTGCCATTTGCTGCATGTAAACCCGCTACTGGCGTGGATATACTGCATTTACTTAGTAATTATAAAAGAGTATTAAGTATATATATTCTCTATATTTTTATTCAATAATACTCCCTTTTTAGCAGCAATTAAGTAAATGCAGCAAATCGCTGATTATCAACGTCTACATGCCAGTAAATGTTAAGTAATTGGTAAGTAATTTGCTGTGGCCGGTCAATTCTTACGGTATCTGCCATGCTCCAGCTTTGTAAAAAGGCATCCAAACGACTTACTTCTAACAGAATTGTCAAACCGGCGTTCGTGTAGATTTACCCTTTTGCATACATCGGATGCCTCTTTCCTGGTGAATTCATCCGGCAGGGTTTGGTATAGCAGTTCCAGGTCTTTAGGCAGACCAGTTTCGATCTCGTTATGAAGGGATGATATTATTTTAATCGTTGATGCTGAATAGTATTTATACAGATCCCATCCAAAATGCACCATTTGCCCAGTAATGACCGGGTTTGCAGGGTTGTGCATGATGGCAACAACCTGGATCAAACGTGGAAGGTATGTACTCATTTTGGCCTCTGTGCCCATTATGTATCCTTCAGCCTTTGATTGTATCCGGCTGTTTGCCTGACGCAGGATTTCCCGGTAATACTCCCGGTAGATATTCTTAGCCTCATCGGTGATCTGAACCGGTTTAGCCTCAGTAAGCCCATTATTGTATTCAGCGCCCTGTTTAAACAGGTACTGTAGTAGTTCGACCCATTCAGTACACATCTCTTTTTTTACATCAAAAGGGTCCGTATCAGTCCTTAGTTCAATGTAATCGGATTCAACCATCAGGAACCGGGAGGCGAAACCACTGGCCAGTCTGTCCTCAGTGAATATATTTTTTATCCTACCTGGTTGGCTACCCATGAGCAGATTTAAGTTCAGGTTAGGTACAATACGCTCCTTTGTGTCATCGGCCCTGATCTGTGTGGTACGTCCACCGCTGAAAGCCTGGGTGAAGAAACTGATTGAATCGTTGTTTGCCTTGAAATTACCGGCATTGAATATTGTTTCAGCCTCGTCCTGGTAAACCCCAATCCCGTTACGCTGGTACATTGACTTACTGATATACCCTTCTGTGGTGCCATCATTTGCTATGGGTATGAACCGCCGGGGCCGTGGACCTACTTTGATGTTCTTATTACTGGCTGCCTCAAGTTTTCGGTCCTCATACTCCCTAAGCGCCTGCTCAAAATCATCATCATATCGTTGGTATATTCGCTGCAGTGGTGTGTCGCACATCACTTTAAATGCCGGCGTTTTACCAACAGATACCGGGGCAACCAATAAGCAGAATAGAATGTTTTTACCATCGCCATTGAAGTCAGAAGTGTACCGGCTTCCGGCCAGACTGCTGACCGTCCACAGCCCGGCGGTTGCAACAAACTGTGGAGCAAGGGAACGGGTATTACAAACGTCAATAATCGATTGCCGGATACTACCCGGGAATATATGCAATGGGAAGTCAGTAACGTATGGCTGTTCGATGCTGATACCTTCGCTATCGGATATGGTTCGGATCTTTTCAGTTGCCACCTTCCAGTCCCGGTTGCACTGGTAAAATACCAGGAATGAAGGAGGGAGGCTCCACACCGGGTATTCGTGCTTATTATGCCAGTTCGGGTAGTCATGCAGCGAAGCTGAGAATATCAGCACCCGCTTGCTGTGGAAGTATACCTTTGCGCTGATCGCATCAGATGTGCTGCCTTTGCGCCGGAAGGCAACGAACTTATCAGCCTGTTTGTATTTGTAATTGGGTAGCGGTATCAGCCCGGTTTCTTCCAGCAGTTTGATCCAGCCGTCATCGGATAGTGATTTATCAAATGAGGCGCATAATTCTTCCATGCCAGCAGGGTAAGATACTGCCTTCAGGGATGGGTCATAACCGGGAGTATATTCATTAAAGTATTGGGAAGTTTCGACCAGGTAAGTAAATTCTTCCGGTGTTATTTCTTCAAGATCCTGCATTGATCCTGATATAATTTCATACCCTGGTGTCGGGTAAGTGTACACCAATGGCCCACCGGCATACAAGGCAATAACCTCAGTTCCTTTGTCGCTGTCTGCCAGTGCCTGTTTTCTAAGATCCTGTTCATACTTAAACCAAACATGATACCCTGCGTTTCGGGTGCGTTCGATGTACAGTTTCTGAATAATATCAGGCTGCTGGTTTGCAATGATGTTAAACCATTGGTGATACAGGTTTTTGTTGTTAGTATTTTTTATGTCGAAGTCCAGGCAGTGTATATGTCCTGAAGTATGGATCATTAAAGCGTTGTGTTTTGGCAGTAGGTTCAGATCCTTACCATCCCCCCAAAGCCTGTGAGATACGGGCTGTTTGTTTTTTGTGTCCCATTCTATTGGGATAACTTGTAGACCCAGGGCTTTGTATTCGGTGAAGATAGTTGATAGCATAATAAAAAGCCGCCAGTGTAGAGAGTTTACCAGCGGCCTTTAAAGAATCCAAAAATAAATTCAGTTGTACGCTCTCTACTTCGCCAACTGAATCGTGCTGCAATTTAATGAATTATTTGTCATGTACTTAAAATTCTATTCGTAGCTGTGACTTGTACTGCTTAAATCTATTTTCTGACAAATCAAAGTACTCCTTGTCAATCTCAATTCCGGTAAAGTCCAGTCCTGCTTTGTCGGATGCAATTCGGCTGCTGCCGCTTCCTAAATGGGTGTCTAAAATCTTGTGTCCAATTTCGGCATAATTTTTTAGTAGCCACTCATATAATTTTACAGGCTTTTGTGTTGGGTGTATCCTTTTTTCTTTATTTTTCATGTCACCCTGCAGCATCCCATTCCATGTATATTTAAAGACTTTTGTAGGGTTATCAAATGAAGTCCAAGCTAATTCATAGTCATTAAAATCTGTATCTCCATTATCCTTGTCCCATACAATCCAACCGATAGGATGATCTACTAACCATTTATGTAATACTTTACGTCTTGGAGTTTTATAAATTTGTCCTATAAATTCGTAATAATTTGCACCCCATATTATTTGATTTTTTGTACAGCGGGTAAGGGCATAAAAATATTCAGACGTTATAGGTTTATCATCCCAATCTTTAGCTTTGAACTGCGTGGACGGTATACAAGCACCTGTTGTATTTTTTGTACCTGAGTATTTTGAAACCCTATAACTACCCCTATTATTATTTTTACCTCTGCTTTCCCCTATCCCATACGGCGGGTCAACTATTGCCAAATCAAACTGATTATCGTCAAAGCCTTTCATAACTTCGACACAATCTCCCAGAATAACCGTACTGCTTGCCATATTTATTGACTTAAAAATTTATTCCATGCCTGTTGCTGGCGTATCTGTTTAATCTTACCCTTACATTTCGGGTACTTCTTAGCGGCCCGGATGAGGGTGAGTACCTGGCGGTCGGTGCGTGATGGTTTACCCATAATTTTTATTTTGCGACTTCAAAAATAGTAGTTAGTTTTGAATAACCAAAAAATATTTTTCATGGCAGTAATAACGACAACTGAATACGCCAAAAAAAGGGGTACATCTACGGTGGCAGTAACCAGGGCCATCAATAAGGGACGTAAATTAATAGGCATTAAATCATACCGAAAGGTAGGCCGGGATTGGCTTTTGACCGAATGCAACGATGTTGCAAAAAAAAATATTAAAAAAGGGTTGGTTATCCAAAAATAACCGTTATTTTTGTCATCTCAATCA